TGGAGGACTACATCTCGAGGGTGGGGGGGCTGGGGCTGGTGCCGGGGCGGGCCGTCAAGGACTGGCTGCGGCCGCTGCTGGGGCTGGCCCCCCAGGCCATGCAGGTGGTGTTCATGTTCATGGCGATCACCCAACGCAACAAGGTGGCGGGCGGGATCACGCTGCTGGCCTGGGCCTTCGACTTCTGGACCGACTACCTGTACCGGAGCCACGGCCTGGACCCGACGCCGGAGAACGTGATCACCGTGGTGTTCTTCTGTTTCATGGTGGCGACTTTCTTCAGCGAGTTCATGCTGGTGTTCACGCTCCAGCACGTGGCGTTCGCAGTTGGCCCGGCTCTGGGCGGGTGGTGGGCGGGCTTCAAGGGGGTCTGGCGCGACGCGGTGAAAGCGGCGAAAGAGGCCAGCCTGCTGGACGAGACGCAGCGGATGCTCTACCCGGCCGACGAGCGCAGCAACGGCACGGCGAAAAAGGCGGGCGGCGGGCGGGCGAAAGCCAGCCGCCGGGACGCCGACGAGGAACCCGACCGTGAATACAGCGGGCGGGGCATGTTCGAGAACTAGGTCAGGAGGAGACCATGCTGGACCTGAAACGCAGGATCATCGCCGTCACCTCGCACAAGGGCGGGGTTGGAAAAACCACGGCCAGCAACGTGCTGGCGAGCGGGCTGGCCAACGCCGGGCAGCGGGTAGCCTGGGTGGACCTGGACCCCCAGGGGCAAGACGCGCTGTGGTTTGGGATGCCCCAGCAGCCGGGGCTGGCCAACATGCTGGTGAAAGGGCAGACGGCACGCTCGCAACTGGTGGAGGTGCCGCCTGGGCTGTGGCGCGTGGGGAACGCATCACAGGGCACATTGTACCTGCTGCCCGGCGACAGCGCCAACTACGCGGTGTGGCGCGAGATCGACAACCCGCACCTGCTGCGCGACAAGCTGCTGGAGCTGCTGGCCGGGGGCGAGGTCGACACGATCATCCTGGACACCCCGCCGGCCATCAGCGAGGACGCGATCAACTACTTCATGGCGGCCGGGCGGGCGGTGGTGCCGACCAAGGCCAGCTACCTGGCCGTGCAGGGCGTGGTCGACACGATGAACACGATCAAGCGCCTGGAGGACCTGACGGCAGGCTGGGGCGAGACCTACCGGGCCGAGGTGGAGGTGCTGGGGATCGTGCCGAACCTGTACAACAGCGGGCGCAGCCTGCACCGGGCCAACGTGGCGGCCCTGCGGGCGCAGTGGGGCGAGCTGGTGTGGCCGGAGATCAACGACTACACGGCCTTCGAGGAAGCCCCGCAGAATCACGAGGCGATCTGGACCTACCTGCCGGGCGACGACTCGGCGGATCGGGCGCGGGCGCGGGCGGCCAAGCTGATGCGGGCCTTCCAGCGGGCCGTGGCCCAGGCGGACGCGCGAAAGGAGGAGGCGCATGTCTGAACCTAAGACCTTCAGTACGCAGGACCTGACCCGGCGCACGTACGGGGCCGCGCAGGCGACGGACGAGGTGATGCTGGCGCTGGACGCCATCCGGCTGGACGGCGGGACGCAGCCGCGGGCGGAGATCGACACGGCGACCATCCAGCGCTACGCCGAGGCCATGATGAACGGCGACCAGTTCCCGGCGGTCGAGGTGATGTACGACGGCGAGGACTACTGGCTGGTCGACGGCTTCCACCGCGATCACGCCGCCCGGCTGCTGGGCAAGGACCACATCCTGGCGAAGGTCCGGCAGGGGACGCAGCGCGACGCGCAGCTCGCCAGCGTGGGAGTCAACGCCAAACACGGGCTACCCCGGACGGCGGACGACATCCGGCGGGCCGTCCTGCGGCTGCTGGAAGACCGGGAGTGGGGCCAGTGGTCCGACCGGGAGATTGCCCGGCAGTGCGGGGTCTCTCACCCCACCGTGGCGAAGCTGCGCCGGGAGCTATCTGGTAACCGTTACCAGATAGACGCGGCGGAAGCGGAGCGGGAGCCATCTGGTAATCGTTACCAGATGGAGGCCCAGCCGGCCATGACCCCGGAGCGGCGCGAGAGGCTGGCGCAGCTCCTCAGCCAGCCGGCCAACGAGGCGATGGACGCGCTGGCTGGAGACATGAGCCTGACCAGGGGCGATCTACATACGCTGCTCAACCTGGAGTATGAGGGCCGGCGGCGGCCATCGGTTCGCAAGTTCATCACCGATGCCATCATAGAGGAAAGCCGGACGGCTCCAGGCGCGGCGCAGCCCACCCCGGCGGCGACAGAACCGGACGAGGATGAGATCATCACCGATCCGGAACGCCTGCGGCAGATCGAGCACAATATCCTGACAAAGCCGCTGCCTCCACAGACGCGCACAGTGCAGCGCGGCGGGCAGACGTACCAGCAGGCGGTGAGCAGCGAAAAGCGCAGTCAAGCGGCCCAGGCGCGGCAGCCCGCGCCGAAGCCGTCGGCGGCCCCGGCCCCCGCGCCACACTACGCCGACAAGCCCAGGGTGGGCGTGTGGCGGATCCGCGACGAGGGGGACTGGATCGCGTTCAGCGACCGGATGATGGACCTCCTCCAGCAGGGCGAGCCATTCGAGATCGAGGTGAGGATGGCATGAAGACCCAGCCGATCTACCACAACTACCCGCCGCAGCGCTCGCCGCTGTGGCCGATCCTGGAAGAGGTGCACGTCCAACGCTCGCCGACGTGGGTGCGGGTGTGGATGCGCGAGGACCGCACCGGACGGGAACATCTGTTCGAGTTCAACGCGGACACGCCGGGGGCGTACCCGTGGCTGCTGCCGACGCTGGAAGAGAAAGCCGCGCGCTACTTCGCGCAGTACCGGATGAAGCGCTGCGAGTCCGAGACGCGGGCCGGGGGCTGGCGGCGGCCGATCCTGAGCCGGCTGGCGCGGTGGTGGCGCGGGTTGCGGCGGCGCAAGACCGATCTATCCGACATTCCGTTCTAGACCGGCACAATCAGGGCCATCAGAGGGGGCGGGGAGACCTGGGAGCAGGTGCCCTGCTCCTTTTGATTCCCACGGCCGTGGAGTGGATTTGGGATATTCCGGGGATATGTTGCACTTCTGTTCTGTTTGTGCTACACTGCTTTAGATGGCCCTGTACATACAGGCCCGACGCGAGTTGGGCATTTGTATTTACGGGGCTTTTTGATTCGGCAGGTCAACCGCGAACAACAGGGCCATCTGAGCGCGGTGCCTGAAAAGCAGGCAGGAACAGGCGATGGGGCGCACGTCGACCAGTTGGGCGAAAGGGCAGAGCGGCAACCCGAAGGGGCGGCCGCCCAAGGCGCGCGCGCTGACGGAACTGCTGGAGAAGGCGGGCAACAAAGCCGTCGAGGGTCAGGACGGCGTGAAGCGGGCGGGCAAGCGCGAGCTGGCCCGCCTGGTTTGGGAGCTGGCCACGACCGGACGGGCGACGTTCGCCGACGGCAAACAGATCGCGATCGGCGACGTCGACGACCTGGTGGCCGTCTGGAAGCTGGTGTACGGCCAGGTCGACGGGCCGCCGAAGGTGGCGCTGGACCTGGAAAGCGGCGGCGAGCCGATCGAGATCGTGACCATCCGGGTCAAGGAACCTGAACAACCGAGCGATGGGTAGCGACGGGTTCGCCGTCCGCAACCCGGACGGCACGCTGGACCTGAACCTGCACCCCGGACAATGGAAGGCCTGGAACAGCCGGGCGCGGTTCGTGGTGGTCCTGGCCGGGACGCAGGGCGGCAAAACGTCCTTCGGGCCGTTCTGGATGCAGCGCGAGATGCAGTGCTGCGGGCCGGGCGATTACCTGGTGGTGACGCCGACCTACCCGCTGCTGAACCTGAAGGCGCTGCCGGAGTTCCAGCGGCTCTTCGAGGACTGGCTGGACCTGGGCACGTACAAGACCAGCGACCGGGTCTTTCAGGTCTCGGCGAAGGGGGAGCGCAAGCTCTTCGGCTACGAGCCGGCCGGGACCCCGACCACGCGCGTGATCTTCGGCTACGCGGCGGAGCCGGAGAGCCTGGAGAGCGCGACGGCCAGGGCGGCCTGGCTGGACGAGGCGGGGCAGAAGCGCTTCAAGCTGGGATCGTGGGAAGCCGTCCGGCGGCGACTCAGTCTGCACCGGGGCAGGGCACTGATCACGACCACGCCGTACGGCCTGGGCTGGCTGAAGCAGCAGCTCTGGGACCGCTGGCAGGCGGGCGACCGGACGATCGACGTGATCCGGTTCGAGAGCACGATGAACCCGGCCTTCCCCCTGGACGAGTTCGAGCTGGCGCGGGCGACGCTGCCCAGGTGGAAGTTCGACCTGTTTTACCGGGCGATCTTCACCCGGCCGGCGGGCCTGATTTACGACAATTTCGACGACGCGGCCCAGAAGGTGCCCCGCTTCGCCATCCCGGACTACTGGCCGCGCTACCTGGGACTGGACTTTGGCGGGGTGAACACAGCGGGCCTGTTCTACGCCCAGGAGCCAGAGACGAACCATCTGTACCTGTACAGGGCGTATAAGGCAGGCGGCAGGACGGCGGCGGGGCATGCGGTGGCCCTGCTGCACGGCGAACGGGGCGTGCCGACGTGTGTGGGCGGCTCCAAGTCCGAAGGGCAGTGGCGGGACGAATTTCGGGCAGCCGGGCTGCCCGTGCGGGAGCCGGACATCAGCGACGTGGAGGTTGGGATCGACCGGGTCTACGGCGCGCACGCGGAGGGGCAGATCTTCGTCTTCGAGGACCTGGCCGAGTACCTGGACGAGAAGCTGAGCTACAGCCGTGAAGTGGACGACGCGGGGAACGTGATGGACACGATCGAGGACAAAAGCAGCTACCACTTCATGGACGCCGAACGGTACATCGTGGGCTGGCTGCGGGGCAGCAGCACGAAGCCGCCGGCCCGGCGGGCAAAGGTGAAGGGACGCGAGTGAAACGAGTGCAGCGGCGGCAAAGCAGATTGGGCGAGCTGGCGGGGCGCGCGCGGCGGGCGGTGGCGGAGCTGATCGGCCAGTCCAAACGCTACGCGGCCTATTACATTGGCCGGATCGCGCGGGTGCTGGCCCCGACGCGGGACTGGAGCCAGGTCAACTACGCCTTCTGGGACAAGGCGCGGCGCGGCAGGGCCAAGGGCCTGGAAATCGCGGGCCTCTTCCTGCAACCGCTGGCCAGCAAGACGGCGGCGTGGGTGCTGGGCCGGCCGCCGGAATGGAAGGTCCAGAGCGCGAAGGGCCGCGAGAAGCTGAACGCATGGTGGCAGCGGAACCACGCGGCGATCCTGCGGGCCTACGAGGACGCGGAGGGCCTGGCGGACATCTACCTGGTGATCAACGCCGACCTGAGCGTGACGATCGTGCCGCCGGACGTGGTCGAGCCGATCGTGGCCGAGGACGACTACAGCCGGATCGTCGGCTGGCGGATCCGCGAGCACCACCCCCACCCCACGGAATTTTCCCGCACGATGATCGTGACCGACGAATACACCGACACGGAGCGCGTCCGGACGGTGGAGATTGACGGCAAGACGCTGCCGCCGAAGCACTACCGTAACCTGATCGGCCGCTGCCCGGTGATCCACATCCCGGCCAACGTGCGAGTCGGGGAGGTCTTTGGCCACCCGGCGGGCGAGGCGCTGCTGGAGCTGCTGCACCGCTACGGCGAGGTCATCCTGGCCGCGATCGAGGGCAACATCCGGCAGGGGCGGCCCACGCCGGTGGGCAAGTTCGACAGCGTGGAAGCGCTGGAAAACTTCTTCAATATGTTCGGGCGGACCGAGACGCACGAGCTGGCGGACGGCACCACGGAGACGGTGACGGTCATCGACTTCGACAGCGACCAGTTTTTTGGTGTGACGGGGGACTTCAAGTGGGAAAGCCCCGGCAACTTTGGCGACGACGTCGAAAAAATCCTGGGGCTGCTCTTTTACCTGATGCTCCAGCACACCGAGATTCCGGAGTTCGTGTGGGGCAACGCGATCGCCAGCAGCAAAGCCAGCGCCGAGAGCCAGATGCCGCCGTTCGTGCGGTGGGTGGACAAAAAGCGCGGCGCGGTGGAGGGCTGGGCGCTGGAGGTGGCGCGGGTGGTGCTGGGATACCTGGCGCTGACCGAGGCGGGCGTGAGCGCGGCGGACGAGCCGGCGGCGCAGTGGGAAGACCTGACGGGGAGTGACGGGCGGCTGACGCTGGACACGCTGACGTGGGCCGTCACGGAGGGGCTGGTGGACGACGAGACGGCGCTGCGGATCGCGCCGCTGCCGATCGACGCGGCGGATATCCCGACCATTCTGAGACGCGCGCGCAAGGAAGCCGAGGAACGAGCCGCGCTGGCGCGGCAGTTCGACTACCAGGCGGCGCTGGGGGACGAGGCCGACCGGCTGGAGGGCCAGGGCGACGGGCAGCAGGATGGGGAGCAGCCCGACGGCGAGCAGCCAGCAGACACTCCGCAGGCACCGGCGCGGCGGAACAAGCCGCGTGAAATGGCGAGGGCGGCATAGATGGCCGAGACGTGGGGGAGCCGGCAGCTCCGGCACGAGCGCGCGATGGACGCCCGGCTGATCCGGGAGCTGCGCGAGCTGGGCCAGGCGGTGGGGCGGATCGTGATGCGGCACGCCACGGGCCGGGACGAGGCCGGGCAGGCCGTCGTGCCGAACACCCGTGCCGCGCGGGAGGCCCTGCGGCGGGACATCTGGCGCGAGGCCCTGAAGCCGTACTTCATCGGGAGCGGGGACGAGGCGCTGGACGGGCCGATCCCACGCTCGCCGTACACGCGGCTGATGGTCGAGGGGATCAAGGGCGCGGTGGACATCCAGGCGGCGCGGCAGGTGGCGATCGTCAGGCAGGCGTGCAAGGACGAGGTGGTCCTGCGCTGGCTGACTACCTCACCCCCGGCCCCTCCCCACACGTGGAGAGGGGAGCAGGCAGTCGGGCGCGGGGGCCTCATCCGGGAGCAGGGGCCGCGCGGGGTTCGCAAGTTGAGCTACGACCCGTACCACCTGTTCGTGGACCCGAACGGCTACCGGCTGAGCGACCGGGTGTGGAACACCGGGGGGGAAGTGCGGCGGCGGATCGACCAGGTGCTGGACTACCAGATTCCGCGCCACATGGCGGCGGTGGACATCGCCACGCGGCTGGAGCAGTACATGACCCCGGAAGCGGCGCGGATGCGCACCACCACGCCGTACGGGGTCGAGGGCAGCTACGCGGCGCGGCGGCTGGCTCGGACGGAGATCACGGCGGCGGCGGGCCGGTCGGTGGTGAGCGCCAACCTGGCCAACCCGTACGTGGACGGGACGGACTGGGCGCTGAGTGCGAGCCACCCCGGCAAGGGGCCGGAGCCGGACATCTGCGATGACCTGTGCACGATTGACAAGGCCGGGGTGCAGGTGCGCGATCCGTACCCGAACGACGGGGTGCCGGCGTACCCGCCCCATCCCCATTGCTTCTGTACTCTGCGGCCAGTCGTGACGCGGACGCCGGCGCAGGTGACGGCGGAGATTCGGGCCGAGATTCAGGCGGCCACGCCGCGGGCCATGCGGCTGCGCGGGGCGTTCAACCCGGACTGGCTGAGCCAGGCGCTGCTGGCGGGGACGTTCCTGGCGGCGGTGCTGGGCTGGGCGGAAGCGGAGGCAGCATGAGCGCGTTTGACGGCATGAACCCCTACGAGATCGCGGCGCTGAACACGCGCGAAGCCCTGACGGCGTTCTGGGGACACCCGCACATCGACGAGGGGTACTACACCCCGGCGCGGCTGGAGATTTACCGGGCGGTGGCCGACATCGCCCTGACACTCCAGAAGCCAGGGCGCAACGCGATCGTAGACGTGGGCTGCGGCGACGGCGAGATGCTCAAGACCCTGCAAGAGCGGTTTCGCGGGCGCGCCGCGATGGAGGGCTACGACTGGGCACCGACGGCGATCGAGCGGGCGCGGCGCAAGGCCCCCTTTGCCAGTTTCGGCGTGGCCGATTTCATGGCCGGCGATCTCGACCATCTGAGTCTGGCCGGTTTCGACCTGGTGCTGTGCATCGAGGTCCTGGAGCACGTCCAGGACACGGAGAAAGCGCTGGACATCCTCTGTAGCCTGGCGCGGCATGACGGGTATGTGCTGCTGACCGTGCCCAACGGCGCGTGGGACACGTGGCACGGGCACGTGCACCGCTGGACGATGGACGAGCTGCGCGAGCTGCTGGCCGGGCAGGGGCTGGTGCGCATGGGGGCCTTCGGCGGTGACGGCTACCTGGCGGCGATCCTGCGGAGGGGCGCATGAGCGACTTCAAGCGCGTGGCCTTCGTGTGGGGCGGCTTTGCGGAGCACAAACCGGTCCCGGTCCAGGTGGTCCCCTCGCTGGGAATCATGGGCATGGCGGGCGTGCTGGGCTGCGACGTGCTGAGCTGGGAAGACCGGCCGCCGGACCTGAGCCAGTACGACGTCTTCCTGGTGGTGATGTTCGCGCTTGGCCGGCGGCAGGTGGCGGACATCCGGGCGGCCCGGCCCGACGCCCTGATCGTGGGCCTGCCCGATCCGCCGCCGGAACACGTGTTCTATCCGGATCACATCGACCGGGCGGGTCGCCTGCTGGACAAGCTGGCGCTGTGCGACGCGATCGGCGCACGCTGCCTGGACGGGCGGGACGTGGCGCTGTACACGACGATGCTGGACAAGCCGTGGGTGGCCATGCCGGGGCCGCTGCAAACGGCGGCATGGTTCGGGGCGCTGAGCGAGACGATCGAGAGCGAAGACCTGATCGTGACGTGCGACCACTCCTGGAATCCGCAGCGCACGGCGGGCAACGTGGCGGCCGTGGCGCGGCTCCAGCGGGAGACGGGCTGGCCGGTGATCTACGCCAACGCCACCCCGCACACCCAGCAGATGGCGCGGGCGGCGCGGATGATCGACGTGACGTTCTACCCGAAGCTGCCGCTGGCCGACTTCGCGGCGCTGGCGGCGCGGGCGCGGATCGGGATCGACCTGTACGCCGCGCACAGCATGGGGCGGAACGGGATCGTCTTCGCGGCGGTGGGGACGCCGTGCATCACGAGCCGGACGACGCAGAGCGCCGGGCATCCGCAGGTGGACCCGTGGCGGCCGGACGAGGCGGTGCGCGAGGCGCTGGCGCTGATCGACGACCAGGGCCGGGCGCTTGAGGTCATCATCGCGGGCGACCGGGCCATCGAGGCCTACAGCGTCCGGGCGACGCGGGAGCGGGTTAGGGCGCTCCTGGAGAGGCAGGGAGTATGAGCAAACAGCGGGTACGCATTCAGGAAACGTTCACCTGGGAATTCAGCGGCAGCTACCCGGACGTGCCGACGGTGGACGGGGTGGACATGGACGAGCTGCTGAAGAAGGGGCTGCCCGACGAGGATCAGTTCCCGTTCTTCGTGACGCTGCCGATCATGATCCAGCAGATCAGCGGGAACCGGCGCAACTACGATGCAGCCTTCCAGGCCGAGTTCCTGAGCCAGGTGATCAACAAACGCCCGGTGGGCAACATGGGCCACATCCCGGACATGGAGATCGACAGCGCCTACCCGCCCAGCGAGCTGAACTGGGTAGGCGCCATGAACGGGGCGGACGGGATGACCTGGGGCAAGGCCTACATGGCTCCGGGCGCGGCACGGGACCACGTGCGACGGCTGAAAGCGACGCGGTCGAAAATCTGCACGTCGTACATGGGGTGGGCCGACCAGGAATGGGATGACACGCTCCAGGCCTGGGTGTTGAGCAACTTCGTTCTGGAGAAGATCGACCTGGCCCCGCCGGAGCGCGCGGGGCTGCCGGACCTGTCGGTCATCCCCAAAGTGACGACCGAGATGGCCGGGGGCGACCCCGGCGACGAGAGTGAGGACAGCATGAACCGTGAAGAGATCATCCAGGCGATGACGGCCGCGGACGTGGCCCTGATGCCGGCGGCGGTGGTGGAAACCATCCAGGCGCAGGCGCGGGGCGGCGTGGCCGAAATCGGGCAGGTGCAGGCCGTGCGCGAGGCGCTGGGCCTGGACGGGCAGGCGGACATCGTGAAGGCCGTCGAGACGCTGCGCGACGCGGTCGCCCAGCAGGCCAAGGCCGCGATCGGGGCGGAGATCGTGCGGGTCGTGGGCGAGCTGGTCAAGGCCGACGACGAAGCGGGCACGGCCAAGGCGACCGTGATCGAGCTGGTGCAGGCCGCGGCCCCGGAGACCGTCGAGGCGGTCAAGGCGGCGGTCGAGGCGGTGCTGGGGCGGGAGCACGTCAAGGCGATGCTCCAGGCCTACGTGCTGGCCGAGATGGGGCCGGCGCAGCGGCGGCCGCTGGGCCAGCACGCGGCCGGGAACGGGGACAACCCGTACGTGACCATCCCGGCGGAGTAACCCCTCACCCCGGCGCGGTGAAACTGCGCGGCCCCTCCCCACACGTGGAGAGGGGACAGGGGGTGCTGGATAGAGGACGCCGCGCGGCGGCGCGTGTGTGAGAGACCGGAAACAAGCCAGAGAGCGAGGAAATCATGACCACTGGCGCAGACACTTACAAGGAAAGCGACGGCAAGTCCGTGCAGGTGGACCTGCTGTACAGCGTGGCGGCCCGGCAGGTGGCCGTCGTCGACGGCTTCCTGGGCATCACGGCCGAGGCGGGCGAGTCGGGCGAGACGATCGCCCTGCTGGTGGAGCACGCCGAGTACCAGTTCACCGTGCCGAGCAGCCTGAGCGTGAGCAAGGGCGACATCGTGTACATCGAAGTGGCGGACGTGACCGGGCACACCCCGGACTCGACCGCCTACTCGACCAGCGCCGGGAGCGGCAAAGTCGCGCTGTTCCGGGCGACGGCCGACAAGGACGCGAACCACGTCGTCACCGGGATCGTGATCGTCCTGTAGCGCGAGCCACAGGCGACCGACCGGGCAGACCTAGAGAAGAAACGGAGACCGACATGGTCAAGATCATCACCAAGGAGCTGCTGGGCAAGCAGCGGCCGCAGGCGACCTTCAAGCCAGGCGTGGACCTGAGCAAGGAGATCAAGGTGCGGGAGCAGGGGCCGCTTTCCGTGGCCGAGTTTGTCGGGGCAGGGGACTTCGCGGCCGCGTTCTACACGCGGCAGCAGTACGAGGTCGACGCCGGGCGCGACGAAGAGCCGATCCTGTACGGCTCGATCTACAACGTCGTCAACGATCCCAATCTGCCGGAGACCCTGAACATCAACACGCTCGGACCGGGCGGGATGGTGTTCGAGGAAGTCAAAGAAGGCGGCGAGGTCAAGTTCGTCACCGTGGGCGAGGGCAGCAAGTCCGTCACGATCAAGCAGTACGGCCTGGGCCTGGAGTACACGAAGAAGCTCTTCATGTTCAACCAGACCTGGGCGCTGGCGCCGATCGAGCGGTGGACGGGCATCGCGTTCAACGCGCTGATGAACTACCTGCACTTCTACCCGATCCTCAACTACAGCTACGCGGCGGCCAATCAGACGGGGGCGTACAGCCTGGCTGGCCTGACGTTGGAAGAGCTGTACCTGCGCACGCTGGAAGACGCGATCACCAACAGCGTGGCCGACACAACCCACCCACGGCGCGGGCCGTACGCCCTGCTGATCGCCACCGGGCAGATGTTCATGGTCGAGCGTGCGCTCCAGCGCCGGCTCCAGGACGGGATCGACGTCCGGTCGAGCGCGGTCAATCGCATCCAGAACGTCATCGTGTACGACGGCTGGACGGCGACGCGCGGCAAGAAGACCACGACCTACCCCGGCGTGACCAGCGGCAAGGCGTACCTGGTCAGCAAGCAGTACGCGAGCACGGACTTCCAGTCCTACGTCAAGCAGGCCCTCCAGAGCCAGCGTGGCGACGGGGACCTGAGCCGCTTCATCGTCGAGCAGGTCGTCTACGACTCGTGGTTCGGGATCTACAGCGACCCGGCCGCGGCGGTCGAGGAAATCACCTGGCCTACGACCGTCAGCTAAGACGGTAGGCCGGCCTTTCTGAACAGAGCAGGGCGGGGCGCGGCCCCGCCTGAAAGGGCAGCGGATGCCAACCCAGACGCAAATCGACCGGCTGCTGGCCGACCTGGGCGCGAACGCCGACACGTTCACGAGCGACGAGATCACCGATCTGTTCACCCGCGCGGGGGAAGACTACCCGGCGGGCGGCCAGGCGGTGATCTTCGCCGCGGCGCGGGTCCACGGGGCGCGGCAGCTCATCGCCAAGCTCACCCCGCAGCTCGTCAAGTACAAACAGGGCGAGAGCAGCGAGGACCCGACGCCGGTCCTGGACGGGCTGAAGGCGCTGCTGAGCCTGTACGAGAAGGCGCTGACGGCGGCCCTGGGCAGCACGCAGACCCAGGTCCGGTTCGCGGGGCTGCGGCGCAAGCCGACCTTCGAGAAGGAGTACCCGGACTCGTGAGCGACCTCACCCCCAACCCCGCTCCAGGCCTGGAGCGGGGAGCAAGCGCTGTGGTGAACATCAGCGCGCCGCAGTGGGACCCGTACGACAGCTACGGGATCGTGGCCTGCGCGCTGGCCCGGCACCTGACGCGGATGGGCGTGTATATCAACGCGCTTCAGCGCGACGGCGTGACCCGGCACGCGCAGCAGGACCGCGAGGTGCAGGCGGCGAGCGGGCACCCGATCCGCCCCAGCCTGGGCGGGCTGCTGCTGGGCTACCCGACCGAGTTCACGGCGCGGGGCTTCCCGCTGCTGACGCTGGGGCCGTGCGTGGCGGTGACGATGTTCGAGAGCACGCGCCTGCCGGACGGCTGGGCCGAGGCGCTCAACCAGACGTGCCAGGCGGTGGTGGTGCCGTCGGCGTGGCTGGTGGGGGTGATGTA